AGCCTACTACAATGCCCGTCTGAGCCACTAGGAAGGTGTTCAGGAAGCCACTAGCAGTGTTCATGCGCTCTATGCCTATAAGAGGCGTTAGGAGGGCTGCTACGGTTAAAATAGAGGACAACATAGCTACCCATGCCATCAGCCTCTGTTGGTCTTGCATCTTGTCGTTATTCTCAATCTGTAGCATACGTTCAGAACGAACGAGTTCATCATCAGAGACAATGCCATCACCGTCTACATCAAATGTGTTGTACTTGGAATCAGGTTGTAATTGTTTTTGTGTCATTATGCTTCATCACCTACCCTGAAACAAGAGGGTACTACATTGTACCCCTTACCTTTCATCAGTCTACCATAGTTAGCTGCATTAGTTTCACATGAGGTTTTATTAAAGAAGAACTCACTTGTATTAGCTCTCATCTCACAACTCGTAGCTAACGTATTAGCACACAACATGATTACTGCTACCCACATGATACATCTCCTTATGATGCTTTATTTGTCCATCCAAACCAAATTAAGAATATCATCAGTGCAATAGCTAGGCCACCAAAGAATATACCTAGTACCCAACTAATAATGTTATTACGTATCTCTTTCTTACGATGCTCATGCTCTTGACGTTGCTTACGCATCTTACCCTCAAGGGAAACAAACTCTTCCCACTTAGACTGACCATAAGCGTATTGAATGTACTGCTTAAGTTCAGCCCTCATAGCTAGGGCCTTCTGTTTAGCTGCAAATACCTCTATAGCATCTGCCTGTGCTGAACCTGTCATGGACTTCCACCACGGAGGGTTCTGTGCCTGTGCAGCCATAAAGTCTAGGTCAGAGATAGCATTAGCCCAAGCACCTAGCTGCGATCCCATATCAGATAGTTCTTTACCAACTTCAATACCTTTCTTAAGGTAACTGAAGGCAGTACTGGCCGCAGCCATTAGTGTAATTGGGTCCATTATTTATACAACCTCTTCGGTGGGCAGGGGTTGTCGGGGTACACCCATATCTTTTCGTTATTACTAAAAGTGCAAATCTTTACGAAGGTATTATGACCACCTAACCAAAGATGGCCATAAGTTACCATTATAAGCACATACCACATTACTTACGTAGTGCTTCTTCGATCCTATCTAGTTTAGCGAATATAGCTTTAACGGTCTCTCTCATCTCTTTCATCTCACGATCATGGGATAGTTTATCGTGCATAACTTCAGATTTAAGTACAGCTATCTCAGTGTGGTGGTCTTGTTGTCTCCCCCATAGGAATATAACGAAAGCAGCTACAGGGGCCACGATCCATTTCATAATAGTATCAATCATTTCCATTTGTCGTAGTCCCCTGTATTATACTTTAAATTATTATTGTAAGACTTCAGCGTCTTCTGTGGTAGTATCTTCCTCAAGGGAAACTGCAAGCATATCTAGGAATGCCTGACGACCAACATTAAGCTGATCTAGGTTAAATTGTGTAGAACCAATCTTACGCTCTAGGTCATTAAGATGATTAATGATGACCTTCTGACGGTCACTTAGTTGGTCTTCTGTGTATTCTTTATCGTTAATCACGATGGTTCTTGTTTGTTTCTCAACCATTTTGATCTCCTTTTAGGGTTAAATTACCAATAGTATTCGTGCTTATGCACCCCAAGGCATTCCAGTAGCGGATGTTGGGTTCATGTCAGCTTCAATAGTTCCAGCCAACATAGTTTCAGTGGCATCTTTATCCACCGATGATTGCACCCAAGCTAATACTTCAGCTTCGGTAAGTGCATCGAATGCAACAAAGCCTTCGGCAGAAGCATCAGGTGTGAAGCCACAAGTGCCGTATGCTGATGCAGTGTAGTCGCCATCAACTGCTGATACACGCCAGTGTGCGACAGTAACGCCGCCGTCTGATGTGTTGCGTTCTAGCTGGGCGATAGTCCAAGTAAATGTAGTAGCCATGATATTATCCTTTATCCGAATGTTCCAAAAGGAACCATTGATATTATTGTATCTCCAGTAGCAACAGCAGAAGTTTTTACTTGCATCACACCCGTGCCTGCGTTTCTTGTAAAAGTGTAGGTGCGAACATCACTATTCAGGCCCGTAATAGTTCCAGACGCTCCTCCTGCTGTGCAACCACCCATTGAAGTTGTAAAGCAGTTAAGCGATGAGTTATTATAAGTCATACCTATCATAAATGATGCAACAGCACCACCAACAGAACGAATACTACAAGAGTACATACCCGCATTAGTTGCGCTAAACCCAAAACTTACATCTGATGTTGATAAATTTGTGAATGTTTGTCTTACTCCGTGGATTGCGTTTGACCCAACGACTATATGATTGCTTCCTGATACTACTGTAGTAGTCCCCACAAGCAAATTGCCTGACGAGTCGATGCGCATGCGCTCCGAGCCAACAGTGCCAAACGTCAGAGTGCCGCCAGCCGCAGGGTTAGATACGCCGCCTGAGAGGTAGAGGTCACGCCAACGGACAGTACTAAAGCCTAAATCTTTGGCCGCATCAATTTGAACGGCAGTAGGATTTGAAGTATCCGCTGGAAGCACACCATTTGTAGCACTATTAAAACAAATGCCCGTGTCAGTACCGCCAATGTAAGGAACTGATCCACTCTGACTGATGCCAATACTAGCCACCGTGGTGCCGCTTTTTTGTAATAAGACGATTTCACCGTCTGATGTATTCCGATTGAACACAGCAACTTTATCACTATTCACCGACCCAATAAGAATACCTGTGCTTAATACACCAAAACCATTTACCGAAGAACTTGGTTGAGCCGTGCAGCCCACCAAAAATCTGCCTGACGAGTCGATGCGGACCTTCTCACTGTTGTTTGTAACGAAATGCAAAACATCTGCGCCAGCAGTCCCGACCCACAAGTCACCTCCGTCAGAGCGCAGGCCAATATCTCCTTGTGCTGTAGAAGTGAAAAACTGGTTTGCACCACCAGCTACGAACACACCACCATCAGCGGAGGTTCTGCCTATAGATATTTGCCCTGCGCCTGTTGCCGAACCCGTCCAGACTGATAACTTATCTGCTGGCAAAGTCGTCCCAATCCCCAACCGTTGATCCGCAGCGTCCCAATGGAAGGCTTGGGTTATGCCGTTAGTGGCGTAGAAGTTGATGTCGCCTGTGGCGTGGTCAACAATTATACGGTTTTTGTTTGTGTTAAAGCCATTATTTGAACTTTGCACACGGAATTGACCATCAGTAGATATTACACGAGTATTTAAGTCTGTTGTATCCTGTTCATCAAAATCTATTAGAGGAAAGTTTGAAGCTACTTTAACAAGCCCATCCACAGTAAGCCCATCAGCCACAACCGTGCCAGTTACGTCAATGCCCGTGGAGTTTAAAAGTAGCCGCTGAGTCCCATTGATTGTCCACCCTAAAGTCCCAACAGTGGGGGCGTAGATACCTGTATTGACATCTCCAATGCCTACAGCAGGGACGGCGTTTGTTCCGCCAAGTGTCAAGATAGTGCCGTTTACTCGTAGCTTTTCAGTTCCTGCAACGGCGCCTACACCAATAGTCACGCTGTCTGACTCTATATTGCCAGTTACATCAATGCCCGTGGCGGTGGTGGCGAGTTTGGCTACCCCTGCATATCCTACAGTAGATTGACCAGCTTGGTTGCCATAGAAGTAGGTAACACCCGCAGTATTCTGTAAGAATATCTCGTTGCCAGCTTGGATATACAGATCGCCTGTGCCTGTATCAGCAATATAACTATTGCTACTATCATGGTAAATCTGCAAGTCACTGCCAGCACCAAAGATGGCCTTGTTGTTGTCACCGAACGATAGGTCACCAGTCATAGTATCGCCAGTTATCCTGACGAAGCCTGTAGATGTATCTAGTGCTGTCTTAAATTCAGCGAATGTAATCTTCTTAGTCTCAGCCGCTGAAGTGTCAACGATTGGCAGCAAATCGGTATCTGCTACATTGGCACCCGTAAGTGCCGTTAGGTCTGAAATTCGTTTATCTGCCATTGTTTTGCTCCGATATTATTCTGATGGCTTTGTGGGCCAAGTGACTGACGTTGGGAAGGTGCCTTGATCTGTAATATCAAGCAAGGCTCTACGGTAAGCTACCCATTCAGCTTGTGTTTCTTCACTCATGTCAGCCCAACGCAATGGGTTTGAAACGGTCTTATCTACTTCTGAGGACAACAAGAAATCACGCTGCGATCTTATTTCAGAAGCTAGGCTTTCATTAAGAACTTCAGTGCTAGGTGCTACCCAACTACCATTTGAATATGTGTATAGGTGAGAGGGCCGTTTGGTAACTTGTTTTGCACCGTTTTGAGTGTGATCTGCTATTTGAGCATCAGTTGGGACAACAACAGTTTCAAAGTAATCCCCATTAGCATTTATGAAATATTTTGACATGTTATTAAATCCTATGAGAGTTTTGAGGCTGCTCTATTGCTGCTACCAGTTGTTCTATAATAGTGTGTATCTGGAACTATAAAATAGCCATTGTCATATGTTCCGCTATCACCATCTGCCCCACCGACTCTAAATCCGCCACTGGCAGTTGTGCTAACATATGCGTCTCCACCGCCAGTATTTAGCTGATAGTAGATCGCAATGGCACGACCTGTATTATTTTGATACCAAGTATTAGTTGTTAAAGTAGTGGTAGAGTAACTTTGGGCCACACCTAAAGTATCGGGAATAACTACCTGTGCATCAATAGCCTGAGCCACACGAACCGCAGTCATTAGCTTAGTAGCTTGGACGCCAGCTTCAGCTTCAGCTTGAGTAGCTATAGTTTGGTTAGGCTCAAACGTAGAGTTTCCTTGATCTACAGTACCAAGTGTAATCCAAGCTGTGTTACCTTCGTCCCTAATCTGTAAGATATTATTTGTTGTATCATACCAAATCATATTAGCAAAAGTGGTGGTTGGTGCCGATGTGCCAGAGTTGGTTGATACAATAGCTGCCAAGGCATTGTTTATATCAGTTCTGGCAGATGAAGCCGTTTGATTGGCAATGTTATAGTCGTGTTGAGCCATTATTAATACTCCACAATCCCTTTTAGCACACTAATAGATGGTGTGACGTTATTTGATATGTTAGCTAATTCTGCCTTAAACTTGAACGCACGTCCAGATTTATCACCAGCGGCTACAGTCCAAGCACCCCAAGTGGGTGAACCAGCAGGATCATCATCAGTTGCAGATACATAAGTTGTAACGGAGAAGTCACCAAAGTTTGCATCTTCGTCAGTCCAAGTATCCCAGCTATCTGGCCATTGGCTCCAGTTGTAGGAACTACTAATGTCATCCCAGTTTACTTCACCAGCAACAGCATTAGCGTGGTGCCTACTTACAGTAATAGCATCTGAAACACGAACAGTTCTCACTGTAGCAGTGTCAATGTACCCTGTGAACTCATAAGTTCCAGTAGCAGGGGCTGTAGCGTAGCTAGATAGCTGAAGTTCACTTGATACGACAGTTGTGTTTGTATTAGTTCCAGCAAAGGTTGGGTTCTCTACATCCTCAACAGCAACACCTAACTGTGGCAAATCTGCTGGTAAGACCACAACAGAAGAAACCTCACCAGCATTACCTGACTTATCGTAAGGCTCTATAAAGAATGTTCCAGATAGTGCAGGATAACTTACAGTAGTTGCTGGTCTTGCAACTTTCTCAATGACCTCAAGAACTGATCCATCAGCCCATACTGCTGAAGTGCTACTAGAGTGCCATATCTTATAGTAAGACAGGTCTAATGCAGTTGATGCAGTCCAGCTAAAGAAAATACTACCAGCAGAAAGTTGTTTAGCAAAGTTCTGTGGTGCATCTGGGCCAACCGTATCTGCTTCAACAATAATAATCTCAGAGGCAAATTCACCTTTAACACCAAGCGCATTAGTAGCCCTTGCTCTAACTTCATACCTTATTTGATCGACACTACCCGCTAATGGAGTGTCAATTTCAAGGATTTCAAAGCGACCAAGATCACCAACACCTAAGACACTGTAGTCTTCGTCTGTTTCTTTCTTGTAGACAACCTCTACATTATCAACACGTTCTGCATTTGGTGAGCTTACGTTAACAACCAATACGTTTGTTATCTTTTCATTAACAATCCTGTACTCTTGAGTAAGTGCTACAGCAACAGCAGGAACCAAATAAGGTGACAACAGTGTTGTGTTGTTACTCTCAAAGAGGCTCTCGTCAGCATTCCATTGAAATACACCTGAGCTTAACTCTTGTAGTGTCATAAACACCTCAAGAGCCATCTCACTATTTAAACCAAAGCGCCACTCAACAACCTCAAATACTTTATCAGCAAAGCCTAAACGGGTATTTGTTATTTGAACAAGATCACCAACTGCAAGCTGGTAAGCTCTCATGCCAAACGATCCGCTGATCTTTAGTTGTTCACGGTTACGGTAGAGTGCTATCTTAGCAATACGCTGTGCCATTGCTGACGTATCAACATAAGGCAGTGCTAGTTCAAGTTCACTCTCTTGGCCATTGTCCACCGATAGGAATGCGGCTGGTGCCAATGTAGGATAGTTAGTTTCAAAGTAGTTGCTCTCTGGCCCACGAAAGATACCAGTTATTTTGTTAAAGCCATCACGCCGTGAATTGCGAGTTTGGATTTGCAGACCTGATCTTAGGTCGTCCTCATCTAACGATAGAACTGTTGATGTGTATGCAGCAGCCTTACATCCCCACTTACCTTGGCTGTACCAAATCATCCCACCCATAGATGTTAATAGGTTGCTTAGAGCATCCTTTGGGACAGCTTCGCTGGTGAATGTACCATTTGTTGTGTAACGTAATTGAGTACCACCAGCATCAAGGGCAACAGTCTCATCACAGATATTAGCAGCAGTGGAAAATAACGTATCATCAATCTCAGAGGTAAAGGCCACCCCAGAGGAAATTAGGTAGTCACGAAGACATAAAGCTGCATTGCTAGAATAAGCAGTTGTTTCAGTTCTTGGGTCATAAACCTTCTTACCCTGAACAACAGTGGTGATAACTGGTACACCGTTAGGGAAAGCATCAGCAGAATACTCAAACCTTGCGTAGATGTAAGCAATACCTCTTGCACGGTGGTTACTTGTCCAAAGAAGGCTTTCAGAAACTAGATCGGCATCAGCAGCTTGATCGGCAGTGCCTAAGTGCTTTATAAGACGTACCCTAGAAGTACTCAAGTAGGCACTACCATTACCAGAGCCAACGCCAGTTGCAGTAAATATAGTCCCAACATTGTTGTTAGCAGCACCGATAGCGACAAAGTCAGTTGGGTTAGGCTCGTCTCCACCGCCGCCAGTATTAGCAATCTTGTAGGTTTTCCCTACGACAAAACTCCCAGCATTTGTTCTATCTTTGGAGTAAGTAATATAATTACTAGGTGAGGTAACATTACCACTACCGTCAAGAGTAACAAGTTCGTCATTAAGATAAATGTCACCAATAGCATTAACTTCATGCCCAGCTACGGCGACTAGCTTATGTAGAAACTTATTATTATTTGTTGTTTCTTGATAGAAGGTAATCCCACCAACACGGGTAGAACCATAGATGTTACTTGTAGCAGCGGCGGGTGAAAGTGCATTAACAGAGGCGTATCCAGCCCCAGCGGCAGATAGGTTTGGTTTAGGGGTTAGTGCGTTTAGAGCATAGCCAAGTGCTACGCTTATTAAAAAGTTTGCTATCATGCTGCCACCCAACCAAGCAGCCCCCGCAACACCAGCACTAATTGCAAAACCTGTAGCAGCAGTAGATACCCCAGAAGATATTATGATTCCAGCAGTAACTGGGTCTTGCGGAATATCCCTACGCCATGACATTGGCCCCATTGGGGACTGGGATAAGAATGTTGTGCCTTTGTAAAGACCTGATAAACTCATTCTACACCCCAGTATAGGAAACCATCTTTAGGTTTATTAAACAACAAGCCTTCGTGACTAACGAAGACACAATATTGATTGACAGACACACCAAAGGAGAAGGGTAGTACTTCATTCTCATCTGATGGCATAGCAACTACAGACCCTCTTGGTGGGTACTTGGTTGCTAACCTAGTTAATCTGTCATCAACAGCAGCTATAATATCTTTGTAGCCAGTCTCTTTCATCCAGTGATGGTACTTTAGTAATGCAGCTTTAGGTGAGTTGTACTCAGTCAAGAAGTTATCTGCAAACCCTGTACCACGTTGAATGTGACAAGCCTTATTAGCAAAGTTTATACAATCATGGGTTCCCCACTCAAAGGGCCTACTTCTAACCTCATCTAAATAAGAAGCTAGTCGTAAGTCCCAGTCGTAGAATCTCATGCTTTACGGCCCCAGCTTAATGGCTTATCTTGTAGGTCAGGTATAAAATCAAAAGCTAAGTCACCAGCGTACCTAGCCTTCTGACTGGCTGATGTATATCTTTGTATTCTTGGTCGTTCTAAGTCGATAAGTTTACTTTCTACTGCTAAACCAATAACAGAAGTCTCTGGCCCCTCATCAATATTCATCTGATCCATGTAACCAACAAACAAGTCTGTCAGAGCATCTGGATCACCAGTGGAAATGTCAATAGAGGAACTATTTTCTAACAACAAGAAGCTACCATCTTGCTTTAAGAGGAAGTCCTTGTTAGCACCAATCATACCAAACTTAAGGTAGCATAGACGACCCTGATAAGGCTCTTGTAAGGCTAGTGCAAGTATCTCCGTAGGAACACCGCTTAAAGTAAGTGTAGCCCCCGCAGCGGCAATATCCGCAGTCTCTTTAACTTCACTGATCTGTAACATATTACCAGTACCAACGTAGGTAATGCCACCAACAGTCAAGTTACCAA